CTATTAGAAGATTTTGAAAATGGAGTAATTGATATTAAAACAATCAAAAATTCTCCATTTAAAGATAATGATCCAGCTTGGAAAAAAGCAAATCTAGTATTTGAATATACTCCAGACGAGCTTGATGAAATCCGAAAATGTAAAGCCGATCCCGTTTATTTTGCAAGCAGATATGCTCAAGTAATGCAGGAACAAGGCATTGAACAAATTAGGCTAAGAGATTATCAAGAAGAAATAATTAAATCATTTAAAGATAACCGATTTAGCTGTTTAATGGCAAGTCGTCAAATTGGCAAGACTGTAATGTCTGGCCTATTTATTGCATGGTACTTAGTATTTCATACTGATAAAAATGTATTGGCTGTAGCAAACATTGCATCAACCACTAAAGAGGTTTTAGATAAAATTAAATCAGTACTTGAAAATTTACCATTCTTTTTAAAACCTGGCTGTATTTCAAATAATGTAATGTCAATGAAGTACGATAATGGGTGTAGGCTAATTGGCCGTACTACCACTAAAAATACAGGTATTGGTTTTACAATTCATGTACTCTATATTGACGAATTTGCGCATATTAATGCCTCATATTTGGACTTTTTCTATCGAGCAATTTATCCAACAATTTCAGCATCAAAGAACTCAAAAATTATAATAACTTCTACCCCAAATGGCATGAATCGTTTCTATGAAATTTACATGGATGCAATGAATCATAATAATGAATATGTTCCATTACGAGTAGATTGGTGGCAGGTTCCAGGAAGAGATGATGAATGGAAACGCAGTACAATTGCAAACTTAGGATCAGAAGAAGACTTTAATCAGGAATATGGGCTGCAATTCTTTTCATCGGATAAATTGTTACTACCGTCTAAAGATCTTAAAAAAATATTTGCCCTTAGAACTCAATACGTCATCCCAGAGTGGGCGCAAACCCCGACTACATTAGATCTATTACACGGACTTACAGTTCACCCTAACTTTAACAAGTTAACCCTAGATGATATTAGAAATGATCAAAACTATTATATATTTTCAATTGATACGGCCGACGGTTTAAATCGTGACTATTCAGTAATTAATATTTTTAAGTTTATTGCACTACCGCTAAAAATGCTGACTCCAGTAAAGGAGTTCATTAAAAATGAAACTGATATTTTTTCGCTCGTTCAAGTTGCAACATTTAGAACAAATACCAAAGATATTAATCAATATTGTAATTCATTAGAATACTTATTATATACGGTATTTAATACTGATAAGGTAAGATTATTAGTTGAGTTAAATCATAAAGGCGAATATGTAATGGATAAAATTATGAAACACGAATCATATTGGAGTGGATTACTAATTTTTTCAAAACATACAGAATCAGCTCAACACCTTAAACCTGGCCTTAAATTAACCACAACTAATAAAATTAAATTTTGTGAACGATTTAAATACTTAACTGCGGTTAATAAGATATTACCAAATGAATTTAAGACAGTTCACGAGCTTGGAGCATTTGGCCGAACCTCTAATGGTACATACCGAAGCCAAAGCGGTAATGATGATTTAGCAATGACTTGTGTTAATTCAGCTGCATTTTTTGAATCATCAAACTTTTTTGAATTAGCAAATGATGAACTTGATAAACAACCGCCAGAATATATGGCAGAAATCTACTTAAATTTTTTAAATGAAGTATATTTATCAAAAGAATCAAATTATGATTTTGAAATGATAAATTCTATGAATGGCTCAGGCTCTGCTAAAACCGGTAATGCTAGCCACCGACTAGATGAAAATTATATTGATAATCATAAATTGACTCTACAAAATTTTTATGGAAACACTGACTAATGAAATTTACAGATTTAGAAAAACCTGATTTTTTAAATGATAAGCATATAATTTTTACTAAAATTATTAATGCAATTGAGCACTCGCATTTAAAAAAATCGCCAAATATTTTCATTAAGAATATTAAATTAATGGAAGAAGTGGTTGATGTAATCGCAACTCGTGATGAATGGCCAGGCTGTTTAAATCGAGCCTTAACCTTTTTTGAAAGTATTGAAGATTATGAATCATGTCAACGCTGTAAAAATCTTGATCAATTAATTAAATTACCAATTAAAAAAACTAGAAAAAATGGAAAATCGTAAGGATTCTAAAAAACCAGCCAGGTCAAACAAACCTAAGCGTGAGACGTATGAAATTTCAAAAAAGGATTTAAGAAATATTACGCTAAAGCAGTCTCAACAAATATATTTTAATAAAATTATAACAAATGAAATAACCTTTTGTTATGGACCCGCTGGAACGTCTAAGACCTTTACTGCATGCCTAGCGGCTCTTCAATTATATTTAGATGGCAAAATAAAAAAGATAATTTTATCTAAGCCTATCCAAGAGTCTGGCGAAAAGCTTGGATTTTTACCTGGAGAAATAAAGGATAAAATTGATCCATTTATGGAAAGTTATCGATCAAATTTAGTAAAATTAATACATGATCCAAGTTTAGTTAGCTGGTTAGAGTCAATTGGAGTTATTGAATTTAGGCCACTTGCCTATATGAGAGGCGCAACCTTTGATAATTGCTTAATGATATTAGATGAAGCTCAAAATGCAGATTTTAAACAATTAATGTTATTTGTAACCAGAATGGGAAAAGATTCTAAAGTATTGATTTGCGGCGATGTAAGCCAATACGATATTGCAAAGAGTAAAGTAGCTTTACCTGATTTTATAAATGTTCTATCTGGAATTAACGGATTAGAGGTTCATAAATTTAACGATGAAGATATTGTAAGAAATAAAATTTTAATTCAAATAGCTGACCGCTACGATAAATGGAAAGAGTCAAACCCAAATCATCAATTTTTTAAGTAAGTTTTAAAAACCAAAATATGAGCGCATACGACCTAATAAACAAGCAACTCAATAATGAGATGCAAAAACTTGCTGAAAAAATAAAAAGCAAAGACTATACTGAACGTGATCGAAACCGATTAGCTTCAATTATGTATCCAAAATTAAAATATTTTATATGGAAATTTTTTAATGATGAAGATGAAACCGCCGAGGTATTACACAATACTCTGTTCAAAATATTTAAAGGCCTGGATTCGTATAATGATACATTTAGATTTACGACCTGGATTTATACAATTGCAAAAAATGAGGCACTATTACATAAGCATAAGTTAATTAAAAATTATGCTATCAGAATTGATAATATGACTAGACCTTTAAATATTGAAGACGACAGCGTTTTTAATTTTGATAAAGAAATGTACATTGAGTCTCTATATAAAATGACAACTGATGAATTACAATCTCTGCCTGACGGTATTGAAAAATCAATTTTAGTGGATAAGGAAATTCATTTAATGAAAGGCGATGCAATTGCCTCTAAATATAATATGAATTTAAATACTGTTAAAACTAAAATTAGAAAGGCTAGAAAGATGCTAAAGGACTCAGTTCTTATTAAAAATCCACAAATGAAAGAAAATTTAACTACTTACTTTTAAATTATGAAAGATTTTATTAACCCATTTACTTTTTATGAAACAGTAGTAATCATAATTAAAAATTTAAAAAATTTTATTTTTTATAGAACAAAAATGTCCGCTATTAATAAAAGTGGAGTTCTAAAACAGACAGGTTTAAGACTAGACCGCCGAGCTAGGGCATATTATGTATTAAATATTGAACCTGAATTATTAATGATGGGCCAAGATACACTAGATTTAGAAAAAAGTAGAGTATTTGAATCATTAGCTAAAAAGAAGGAACTTTTTGAAACCCATAATTTAACTGAATTAATTGAGGCAAAAACTGACAGAATTAAAACCTCAGAATACTATGCCTACCTAATTCAAATTAAATATAGACCAATGGCTACTGTGTCAAACCATGTATATGTATTAAGCTGGTTAACCTGTTTAACTTTTATTGCCTATTGGATATACCTAGGTTTTTTAAACTACCATGAAATCCAAACCGGATTAGGGGACTTGCTTAATAAAAAGTAAATAAATAACTAAAAAATAAATTATAAATGAAATTTATAGATCAACACTTTACTAAAATTGTAATTATTGTATCGATTATTACCTTTATACAAATGTGCACAATTTCACGAAAGTCTTCAAGTTTAGAAAAACAGTCAAAAATAACAAATGCAAGATTAGATTCAATGCAGGCTATCTTATTTACTAAAAATGATATTGCTAAATTAATTGAAATTGAAGGTTTAAAATCTGAAAAAAGAATGATTCAATCAACTGACCGTAAGATATTTGATGTAAATCGTCAAGCCGAAATTGATAAAGAGATTAAAAAGATTGAATCAAATAAGTAATGGGGTCAAATACTGTTAAATATTTTATAATTAGTACATTTGTAACGCTATACCTGTTAGTATCAGTTATCTCTACAATTCACGTAATTAGCTTTTTTGAATTATCGAATCCACAATGGTTAGCTATAAGCTTGGCTATTGCATTTGAAATTGGAGCAGCTGCCTCACTAGCGTCATTAATAACCCTTGATAAAATGAATAAGGGTATTGTATGGGGCCTTTTTATTATTTTAACATTTATGCAGGCAATGGGTAATACGTATTATGCCTATATTAATTTAGAAAACTTTCAAGGTTGGATTGAACTATTTGGACTAAGCGAAGAGGACCTAATTTATCAAAAGCGAATTTTATCAATTGTAAGCGGTGCAATTTTACCAGTCATTGCATTGGGTTTTATTAAAGCACTGGTTGACTATATTAAGCCAACCCCTAAACCAATTGAGGTTAAATCAGATAATATACTTGAACCTAACATTAAATCAGCAACTCCTATAATAAATAGTATTGAGCCTGATCCAATTGAGGAAACTGATAATACTTATATGGATCGATATTTACCAAGTGAACCGGCTGAGCCAGTTATTATAGATACGCCCGAACCTAATAAAACTCGGGTATCCACTAAAATAACAGATTCAGCCATTGCAAGAGGGTTTAGTGGTTTAAAAAAACCATTTGACCCATAAAAATATTAACCAATGAATGCCGTATATTACATATAAGGATGATCCTTTAGCCAAGAGAGTTAGTGCAGCATACTCAGATCTGTGTAGTAAATTTCCAAGTAAGAAATTTTTAAAACTAGTAGACCGATGTTTTTCTATTTTTAATGGGTCAAAAAAAGAGGCTAACTTTTGTGAATTAGAAGAGTTTATTTATCCAGTAGATGGACAATTATCAATTAATTTTGAAGTATGTGCAAATGAAACCTTATCAATATTTGATAATGGACTAGACGATATTAGTTCATACACTGCCTCTGGGACTCCATCTAATTATCCACTTGGAGCTGACGCAGAATACATTGAATCCGTTGGAAATGGTACAGTCTTTTACTTAACTGCAAATGACCGAAACTATGCTAGGGGTTGTATATTATATGTAACCTATCCATTGCTTGATAAAAACGGAGATGACATATTACCAGCAGATCATGAATGTAACTTAATATTAACAAATAGAACGCTTGAAACCCATACAGTTTCATTACATCAGTTCTTCGCTCATTTCTCTAATCCTGAAACCAGGGGAGCAGATAGTTTGATAAATAAAATAGAGATATTTAATCCAAATGATAATTTTAGTATTAAAGTAACTGGATTAATTGTATATGTAAAAAGTAATGAAGACCCAAGCGATTGTGCTTGTTAAAAAAAAAGATATTAAAATGACTGGAACACCTGCTAAATTTTTAAGAAAACATACCTCTGCTGAGAAT